AGTACTGGGGAGTGGACGGGAAAGACAAGTTCCCTTCTGGGCTTGGAGGAGGTTTTCCTGTCCTCCGCGCAGGGAATCCTAAAGACCCTAAATCAAAAAAAGGCTTAAGCATTGGAAGAATTGGTGATGCACTAGCGGAACTTGGGTATTTGCCAGTGGACGAAAGCGGTAAGTATGACGATGTAGATTTTGAGTCGCGATTCTTTGATGAGCATTCAGGTAACAAACGCGTATCAACCTCTAATGATAGTTACGATATCTCGGAAGAGTACGAGAATTTCACTGCCACTGAGGAAGGATATATCCCTCTTAACCTAGAAGAACTCAAAGGGGCTAAATTATCTGCTCCACTATTGAGGGAGCTATATGCAGGGAGAGATCCTATATGGGAAGGACTGCCAAGTAAGGGACGTTACGCAATGGTATCTGAAGATGGAATGGATCCAGAGCTAATTGCAAAAACAATTGGGTACGGTTCCGCAGACCAGATGATAACAGAACTAATTAATGCTCCTGATATGAGGGAAGCTGTTAAGCAAGAAACTGACCGTAGGATGCTTGAATTGTACGGGGATATGAATAGCCAGGAGGCAAAAGAGAGGGCTATTAATAAAGCAATACATGGTCCACTAAGAGAACGCGTACTTCATACAGAACTGTCAACTTTAGCTAAACGTGTTGGTAGTGGAAATATGCTGGCAAAAGCGGCCAAAGAGAGAGCCAAAGACGCGATAGCTAAGATGAATATCAAGGATATCCGTCCAAATAACTATGTTATGGCAGAAAGACGCGCCAATGCAAATGCAGAAAAAGCATTGATGAATGGCAATCTTGGAGAGGCAACTAACCATAAAAGGGCAGCAGTGCTTAACTACCACTTTGCAAGAGAGGCAATGAATGCAGTTGAAGAGGTAGATGTAGCGGTCCGATACTTCAATAAGTTTGATAGCAAAGAAACTAGAAAAAACATAGACCTTGAGTATCTTGACCAGATCGACTCTGCATTAGAGATATATGACCTCAGAAAAAGTGTAACCCAAAAAGAGAGGAAGCGAAGAAAAGGGCTCCAGGAATGGATTAACTCAGAAATAGGTAAAGGGAATAACCCTATTATTAGTGACGAGTTAATGAAAAACATGGGGTTGCAGCATTACAGGGATATCCCTTTAGAAGAACTCCGAGGTCTTCGTGACTCGGTGAAGAACATAGAACACTTAGGGAGAATGAAAGATAGGCTCCTGGCCCAAGTGGAAAAAATAAAGTTAGATGACGCTGCAAAGGCAATTGAAGACAGGATGACTTCTGTTAACGAAAAGTCGGGTAGGACGCGGAGGAGGAATAAGAATAAGTTTTTAAATAAAGGAGAACATCCACAAGATAAGATTGGGAAAACAGCTATTGGGTATTATGCAGAACACCGCAAGATAGCTAATCTAGGGCGTGAAGCAGATGGGTACGAGGATAATGGCCCTTTTTGGAAATACATTACTCGCCCAATGAATGAAAGAGCAGACTGGGAAGCTGTCCAACTAGCAGAGGCTGCTGAAGGATTAGCGGAACTGTTTGATGTTTATTCTGCTTCTGAGCTCACAAATAATTTGGGTGCGCTGACTGGAGGGTTAGCACCAGCGCAACGTCTATACAAACGGGTTTATATCCCTGATCTTAATGTCTCTATGTCAAAGATGGAACGGATAATGGTTGCTCTTAACTGGGGGAATGCTGATAACCGCAACCGAGTTTTAGATGGCTTTGGCTGGGAAAACGAACATGTTGAGCTTGTCCTTGATGGGCTTGATGCAAGGGACTGGCAATTTGTTGAGAATGTGTGGGGATTTATTCATCAGTATTGGCCTCAGATAGAAGCAAAAGAGAAAAGGGTATCTGGAGTTGCCCCAGAAAAAGTAGTTGGACTCCCTGTTACAACTAAGTTTGGGACTTTTAATGCAAAGGCAGAGGCTGGGTATTTCCCGATTACATTTAGCAGAGAGGACAAAAAGAGCCACGATCAGATACTAGCTGACCAGACAAAACGGGCAATGCAGGGAGATATGTCTAGGGCAACCACAGCTAGAAATCACACCAAGGCCAGGATGGAATCTGCTGGGAAAAAGAAAATTAGAACGGATTTTGGGGTTATATTCGAACACGTTAATGCAGTTATCCATGATTTAGCATGGCATGAGTTCTTAATTGATAACAATAGATTAATGAGCCATGATAAAGTTGTGTCATCAATAGAAGCCCATATGGGGATTGATAAGTTTAATGCAATGACCAATACAGTCAAGGATATTGCAGCTGGAGAGGTCCAGAATGTTAAGCAGTTTGAAAAGATATTTAACCATTTAAGGGCTGGTGTTTCTATATCAGCTATGGGATGGAATCTTGGGACAGCCTTGCTCCAGCCTTTTGGACTCACCCAGTCTATGGCTAGGATCGGACCGAAATGGGTCTGGAAAGCAATGCTTCGTCATTGGGGCAACCCGTCAAAGATGAACGAAACAGTTGATTCTGTGCGTGAACAGAGCAGCTTCATGCGACTTCGGGCAAAGACGATGAACCGAGAGATTAACGAGATCAGGAATAAAATCACAAGGAGCAGTTTTTTCCAGAAACAATTTGGATCTATGGGAGAAAGCTATTTCACTCTTATAGCAAAAGCACAACAAATTGCTGATGTTCCAACATGGCTTGCTGCTCAAGAGAAAGCTCTAGCTTCTGGGGTGGATCCAGACACGGCTGTAGCCCTAGCAGATCAAGCGGTGATTGATGCTCAAGGTTCAGGCCACATTAAGGACTTGGCCCAGGTCCAAAGAGGAGGTCCATTGTTAAAACTATGGACTAACTTTATGAGTTATTTCCAAGTTACATTTAACCTAACTATGGATTCACTAGGGAAAACGCGGTGGAATGATCCTGCCTCTATTGGCAATCTAGCTGTGGATATTTTTATGCTCTACACTGCTCCGATAATACTTTCTTTTATGCTAAGGGAGGCAGTTATAAAGGGTAAATGCGAACATGGGACTGACCTTGTTTGTGTTGCCAAGGAGATGGGAGTGGAACATGTTAGCTACCTCTTTGGGGGGGCATTTGGGTTTAGAGAGGCAATCAGTGGCTTCCAAGGTTTTTATGGATACCAGGGACCTGCTGGGGCTAGATTCTTTGCTGACTTTGGTGACTTTACAAAACAAGCTCTACAAGGGGATATTGACAAGGCGTTAATAAAATCAGGATTTAAAGCAGTTGGGGTTGCAACTCATTTCCCTACTGGACAGGTCATTAAAACAATTGAAGGTATCATAGCATTAGAGAGTGGGGAAACAAGCCTTCCGACAGCTCCTCTATTTGGTTATTCAAAGAGATAAAGAGGGTGGGTTGAGGTTTGACACCATAAGCACTATAATATATTATGAAGATAATTGTATTCCGACAGGAAGTTGGTCTTACTAGCATGGAGGCTTAAACGTGACAATATCCACAGAAGCTATTAAAGCAGGTCCATTCGCAGGAAACGCATCTACTACTACATTTTCATTTTCTTATAAAGTATTCGCCCAGGCAGACCTTGCAATCGTGTTTACCAACTCCTCTGGCGTTGAATCAACCAAGACATTAACAACAGACTACTCAGTGTCGCTTAATGCTGACCAGGATAACAGCCCAGGTGGGTCTATAACAACAACTGGGGTCTGGAGTCCTATCGCAGTTGGCGAAAAAATAACTATACTGAACGAACCAAATTATACACAAGGGACTGATCTTGTTTCAGGCGGTGGGTTCTTTCCTAATGTCATCGAGGATGCCTTGGATAGAAGTACTATCCTTGCTAGACGAGCTGACGAAAAAGTAACGCGATCTATCCAGATACCAGTTTCAGATTCCGCAGGGACTACCGTAGAACTACCATCGAACACTCTCCGAGCTAACAAGGCAGTTGTCTTTGATGCGGATGGGGATGTTGGAGTGTCGGTAGATAATTATGTTGACCAGATTACAACGGTAGCCGCGTCAGCCACAGCGGCGGCGACTTCAGCGGCAGCATCAAGTACCAGCGCGACAGCAAGTGCGACCTCGGCAACCGCAAGCGCAACTAGTGCGACAGCTGCGGCTACCAGTTACGATAATTTCGATGACAGGTTCCTGGGAGCCAAGTCAAGTGATCCCTCTACCGATAACGATGGCAGCTCCTTGCTTACAGGCTGCCTTTATTTTAATAGTAGTACTAATGTAATGATGGTTTATACAGGCTCTGCTTGGGTGAGAACCACTCCTACCAGTTCAGACCAAACAAATATTAATACGTTATCCGCTGGTGCTGTCATTACCGATATGGATTTACTTGGGACATCAGCAAACGTAACAGCCATGGGATTACTCGGCACGAGTGACGCAGTTGCCGACCTAAACACCCTCGGTACAGCCGATGTGGTGACCGACTTAAACACCCTGGCGACAGGAGCAAATGTCACCGCTATGGGTTTGCTTGGCAATTCAACGACTGTCAGTAATATGGGGCTACTTGGGACTTCTGCGGTGGTAACCGACCTATCAATTTTAGGAACTGCCGATGTCGTCAGTGACCTAAATACCCTTGGTTCAGCCGATGTCGTCAGCGACCTAAATACCTTAGGTACAGCAGACGTGGTCAGTGACCTAAATACCCTTGCGACAGGGGCTAATGTTACGGCTATGGGAGTGTTAGGAACGGCAGCAAATGTTACTGCTATGAGTAACGTATCAGGATCGATTGCGAACGTAAATACCACGGCATCTAATATTGCAAACGTAAATATTGTTGGGGCGGGTATAACTAATGTGGATAATTTTGCAAATAGGTACAGAGTTGCTTCATCAGCACCAGGGACATCCTTAACTCAGGGTGACCTTTACTTTAATACCACTACAAACGAAATGTCTTCGTATGGAACAAGTTGGCAAGCAGTAGCAATCTCAGCAGCAAATCAAGCAAACATAAACATTTGTGCTGGGGATATCGTATTTACTGAAGACTTAGGTAATATTGTTGACGCTATTACTACCTCAACTGGTAGTGATATTTCAAATGTTGCTGGAGCAATAGCAAACATAAATTTACTAGCACCAGCAGCCGTTATTGCTGACATGGCATTATTAGCTGATTCTGTTGTAATAACTGATATGGCACTTTTAGCTATTCCAGCCGTAATAGATGATATGGCACTTTTAGCTATTCCAGCCGTAATAGATGATATGGCACTTTTAGCCCTACCATCCGTAATAACTGATCTTGACCTAATCGGTGCTACTGGGGTGATCGGGAATATTGCAACAGTAGCAACTAATCTTGCTAATGTTGACCGTTATGCTCAAGAATATATTATTTCTTCTTCAGCCCCGACAAGCCCAACCCCAACCATAGGTGATTTGTGGATGGACACGACTGCAAACGTCCTTAAGTACCATAACGGTTCAGCCTTCGTTGCTATTTCTGCTGGAATCGCTAATGTTTTGGCAGATTCAAGTCCTGCTTTGGGTGGAAATTTAGATTGTAACGATAGAAATCTCACTGAATGCGGAACTATATCTGGTGATAACTTACAAATTGACTTTGGAGGTCTTATATAATGGCTAAACTACTACAATTAAGAGGTGGCACTACTGCTCAACATAGCTCTTTTACTGGAGCTTTGCGTGAAGTGACGGTGGATACAGATAAGGATGTACTGGTAGTTCACGATGGTAGTACAGCAGGTGGTTTCCCTGCTGCAAAGGGAGATTCAAAAGGAGCTAACATAGCTTCAGCCGACCCATTAGTTATTGGTTCTGGAAATAATTATTTTATCGTTACTGGAACGACTGGATTTAACGACATGACGGTGGCTGCTAACACGCATTTCTTTTTGGAATTTGCAGGAGCATTAGTTATGACGCACGTTGGTGGAGCGTTAGACCTTCCATCGGCAGCACCTATTACAACTGTAGCTGGTGACGTAGGTGAGTTTTTTTCTACCGCAGCCAATGTTGTTACTTGCGTTAACTATACTAAGGTGTCAGGCAAACCAGTTAAAACTGATTTTGTCAATGCAGATATCAATGCTTCGGCAGCAATAGTAACTTCAAAATTATCAGGTGCAGTAACTTCAATTGCATCACATGGGTTAGCTACTTCAGCAACAACTGACACAACTAATGCTTCTAATATTGGTAGTGGAACATTACCAGATGCTAGATTTCCTGCGATACTTCCAGCTTCTTCTGGAGCTAACCTTACAAGCTTGCCTACTTCTCTTGATGCTACTCCAACTCCAGATCATACGATCAATGGCCCACAAACTAATGATGTACTTGCTGGATACACTACAGCTATCGGAGATTTAGTTTATCTTGATCCGAATGGTAGGTGGGAAGAAGCTGATGCAGATGCTACAGGTACTTCAATTAGTTTGTTAGGAATTGCGATGGAAGTGAAAAGCGATGGGGCAGCTGTGAACGTAGCTCTGTCGGGCAGTTTTATCGTAGATGCTTCGTGGAGCTTTGGTGTTGGTGTACCTCTTTATGTCAGTAATACTCTTGGAGCTATTACAGCAACTAAACCTACTGGAAGTGGGGATGTTGTTAGGACAGTCGGATATGCATTAACAGCTACAACTATATTCTTCGCACCTTCATCTGATTACGTCACTTTAGCTTAAGGAACAACTATGCCAAATATCGCAACAATTAACGGAATA